CATCTAGATCAAATATTTTTTCTTGTATATCTTCTTTATGATACTTTAAATTTTGATTCTCCACACCACTGAATATACTATCGTATCTCAACCCCACATAACTTTCATTCAACTCCAATGTGTAGTGAACGACATTCTTACCCTTAGATATGGCATAAGCACCTAAACCACTTAATACCCAAGACTTACCAATACCAGCTGGCGCTACAACCACACCCAGCTCACCAGCACCCAATCCACCTTGCATCAGTTCATTAATTATATCCCAAGGTGTTGGAGCAGTTACACGAGCAGTTTCAGAATATCTCTCTTCAAAATCCTCTAGATAATCATGACCAATATCACGTTCCATTCCAGCTTTCATGGCATCATCCACGATGACTTTTATCTGTTCTACATCACCATCTACCTCTAATATCTGTGCCGATCTCAATATCGCATCTTTCAAAACCTGTGTCTTATGAAAGTCAAGAGCTTTATCTTTGATATAATCTAACTCTTCTGACTCTAGGTGTTTTACTACCTCACGTAACGTATCAAGAACATTCTGTTTGAGTAAATCATTATCTACCCCACCAACTTGAACTTTGAACACGTCCATCGTCATCACTTTTTTGTATTTAGAATAATGTTCCTTTATCTCTTTAACCAACCATTTAAAAGCATCATTACCTAAATACTTTTCATCTAGTATGTCGTATATTTGTTCTAAAAATAACTTATCTGTTATCAAACATACGATGAACTTTACTTGAAAGTTAAATCCGTATTCCGATATATTTTTTTGTTCATTCATTGATTATTCCAATAATGATTTAGTTCCATAAATTCAGTTATCCAATTATCAAAATTTGGTATCTGTCCCCATAGCTTATCTTGAACTAATAACTTCTGTAGATTATACTTTACTATCTGTGGTTTCAAATCTCGTATAGCATCTAATATTCTTAATTTAGCATGATTATTGATATCAGGTTCTTTTAGTTGCATCAACAGATAATTTCTCTTTACAATCATTTCACTCTCTGTAATCATCTTTGATATTCTTGTCGATTTCTGTTTAGCAGAATCTAATAGGGTTTTTATGTCAAATGGTTTATCCTCAGATAATTCAGGATATTCTTTTACCAAACTCTTAGTGCCCACACCCCTTACTCCAGGTATGCTATCTGATCTATCACCATCTATCACCCTACAGGTTAAGACATTTTGTGGATAGATTCCAAACTCTTTTCTAACCAATTCCTTATCATATGTTATCTTCTTTGTCGGCGAATACATTTGAACCCTATCACTTACCAACTGATAGAAATCTTTGTCTGTAGACATTATGGTTATCTTAGAGTCTTTCAGTGCTGTATTTGTAGCATAGGCAATCACATCATCTGCTTCCAACCCATCAATAGATAATATAGTCAATGGTAGATTTTCAATATACTCCACAAGTCTACTCAGCTGTCTCTTCATAGCCTCTGCTTCGTTTTGAACGTTTATATCCCAATCCACCACACGATTCAATCTAGTTCTTACTTTCCTACCACCTTTGTAACCATCATATACTTTTTGTCTAGATTTAGAACCATGTTTACCATCAAATATAATAACACATCTCGTTGGTTTGAATTTATTTACAGCGAACCTAACAGATTTCAAGAATCCAATTAGTCCACCCACGTGAGAACCATCTTCATTTAAAGATGGATTTATCGAAAAGGCTCTGATGAATGTATTCAATCCATCTATTAATAGAGCATGATCATTTAGTTTTCGTCTTGTTGGCTCAGTAGATATTTCTTCTTTATACTCATTGAACCTTTTCGATAATAAGTCCTTGTTGGCTTTACTCATCCGCGAATTCATCAGATGTTGTGACATCATCGATGCCAAGTTTACCTGAATCATACTTTAGAATTGAAGCCTTACAGATTTTATCATAGATATATTTCTGTGTATCTTCATCAGCCATCAAAGAACCAAAGTCCTTAGATTGGAACTTATGTTCCTTTCCATCTTGGTCTTCTAGTGTATACCAAGCACCAGCTTGTTTGATCAAATTATGACCTTTCAACACTTCCAACCAACTACCAAAGTCATCAATACCCTTATCAAAGTATAGTGAAAAGTCAGCACTTCTCAGTGGTGGTCCTAACCTATTCTTAATAACTTGAGCTCGTATCTTGATACCAATCGTATTCTTCTTAGCGTCTTTTATCTGTCCTACGTTCTTCAATCTGATACGTGTTGATGAATGGAATGGTAGAGCTTTACCACCCGATGTTGTCCATGGATCTCCAAACATAACACCAAGCTTCTGTCTCAACTGATTAGTAAAAATCAAACACACTTTTTGTCTAGCAATCAACTGTGTTATCTTTCTCATAGCCTTACTAATCACGATAGCTTTAGCAGTTGCCCAACCATCTTTGTCGAAATCGGAATCCATCTCAACCTTGGTTGAAGCAGCTGCCAAACTATCCACGAGGATTGTAACCAATTTATCCTTATCGGATTCTCTGATTTTAGCAACTATTGTTTCGATAGTATCAAATATCTCTTCAACAGTTTCCAAGTGAACATACAGCATATTCTCGGTATCGATACCAATAGCCTGTAAGAATTCACTTGATACAGCAGACTCGGTATCTATATAGACAGCAAGTCCACCTTTCTTTTGGGTAGCGGCAAGAGCGTGAGCTCCGATCAGAGATTTACCACTACCCTCAAGTCCATTTATCTCTGTGATTCTACCAGCAGCTAATCCACCATCTGGTTTATTTGATACGGCCAAATCCAATATGGTAGAGCCAGTAGAAATCCAATCAGTTACATCGGTTGGTGTTTGATCCACACCATCTAAGAAGTAAGCAACTTTGTGAGATTTAAATTGTTTGTTTAACTCCGAAGCAATAACTTCGGCTAATTGATCTTTATTAGACATATGTTCTCCAAAAACCGACAGAGGTAGCAGGCAAAAGGAGGAAAACCCACCACCTCATTATGTCGGCGTTAATTAAGAGTTAAATAACTTATCGAAGTCATCCTCTACATTAGAAGAAGCTTGAGTGGAAACCATTTCTGGTTCTTTCTCCGTAGTTTCTTCAGCAGCAGATGGATTTAGAAAGTTCTGTAAATGACCTTTCAACTCGTCAAATGATGGTTCATTATAGAGTTCGACAATATTAGGCTGATTGGTGATTAAGTTCTGACTTAATGTAGCATCCTCAACCAATGCTGTCTGATTTGGTTTCACACGAATGGTAGTTTTACCATACTGATTACCAGCTTCAGCAGCAGTTTGTCTCTCCACAACAATGTCACGACCAGTCATGACATCGGATATATCACCGTAGTCAGGATCTGCAATAATACCAAGTAATTCTTGATATACTGTTTTACCAAATCCCCACCATTTTACACCTTCGGTTTCTTCTCCACGAACAACGACAGGAGCAAATGTCCTCATCTTTGGTTCGATCCTCTTACCTTGAATCCACTCATCCTTATCACCAGATGATTTTAACTTATCGGCAAATTGTTGAACTGGATCAGGTCGTCCAAAGGAAAGTGGTGAAAGCACTGTCTTATTAGGAACAAGACTATAATGAAAAAACAACTCTACAAAAGGATTGTCTTTATTTTCATTATAAGGAGCTATTCTAATTTGTGATTTTCCTGGTTGTGGCTTCCAAAACGCATTAGCTGTTGAGGAAGTATTTTGTAACTGGTTCAAGCGTGATTTAATCGCATTAATATCCATTATGATTCTCCATGTTTAGTTAATTAATTTATAGTTTATCTACTATAAATATTACATATAATAATATACACATAATATTTTTAATAGTCAAGTATTTTTTTATATATTTATTATTTTTAATATTCTGGTTGATATTCGGGATAACCCTTCCTTGTTCGTGATCAGAATCATGTTCTTATATCGCTCCCAAGGCAATTCAAATTTTGTATCCAACACACCGTTGTTTATCTCCATGATGAGTTCATTCAGAGCATTTATCGTGTACAGTGTGTTTGTGATCTTTTTCCTATGTAATGAAATGGTGTTTACCACCGCATTGAAATCTAAGTCTCTGTTCTTCTCTACATTATAAGTACAGATCAGTTCATTGTGTTTATCCTCATTCTGTAGAACATAAATCTTCTCATAGATAACATTGAACTTACTGCTGATATCCATCAGAGTTTGATCTAACTTTTTGTTAGTGGTGAATGTACAGAGAAGTTGGGTGTTCATCTACTCTTCACTATCCTCAGCATCAGACTTTTCTTGTGCCTTTTGATATCTTTCAGCACTTTCCTTGGCTTGTTTGGCAAGATCACCTCTTAATTTTTTCAATTGATCAGGTGACCAAGTATCAGTATTGAAAGAACCATTTTTAAGAGCCCAACCCATGAAAGGAGTCTGTCCTAATTCCATAACAGGTGGAGTTCCTATACCTCTTGATCTACCAGATAGATAGAACAATGGATACTTCATTTCATTCTGATGTTTAAAAAATATTTGACCTGATTGATAATCTATCTCTATTTGTTCAGCCATACGATCTTCTAACTCTTCAGGTGTTTTGTTTCCAGCTCTTACCTCATTGATTCCCTCAACAATCAAATTAGTGATCTCATCTCCAAATAGGTCAATTAGATTTTTTTCATTTAGTACAGAACCATCAGGTGGTATACCATAGGTTGTTACAAATTCATCAACACCACCTATTTTGAATTCTTTTTTTAAACCCAAGGTATCTAATACATGCATTGATCTGATTATGTGCTTATTCATACCTATCTTTGCTTCTGGTGATGAATCTAAAACTTCAAATGTTTTTTGTGTCAACACATTATCAGATTCCCTTATTATTTTATCACCCTTCTCATCTCTAAGTTTTAGTAGACGATGAAAACCTTTCATCACAGGTCCATCACCTCTGTCTAAACCCATCCTACCTTGTTGTATTTTTTCCAAATGCTCTTTTGGATTTTTCAAAAATTTTAAATAACTAACTTTACTACCATCAAGAGATTCTTTTTTGATCTCTTCTGGTGTTAAACTATTTACTAATTCTAAAATTTGTTCAGGTGTATAGTCGGCATAAGCCTCTTTGAATTTTTGAGCCCTATCAATTTTAAAATTTTCATATGACATGGCTTCGGACAATGCCTCATGTTGTTCATCTGGCATAACTTCTTTTAAATCATTTAACAGAGCCGTTGATTGTTCCATCCAACCACCATTGTTCAAAAACACAGCAGCATCTTTTTTCAATGATATACCGATATTTCTACCATCTTCTGTCCTAACAAACATATCAGAGGATGTCTTTAACTTAGGATCAACACCAATGGATGTTCTACCTTCATCAGTATCCCAAACAATATCAGTGATATTACCAAAACCTATTTCCTTATCAATTCTAGCCAAGGTGGCCATACAAGATGGCACCCATTCCTTACCCTTTTTATTATTTAACACATGGTCTTTTGTGTTTACAATTCCTTCAAAATATTCTCTAACTTCATCGAGACTTTTTTTCTCGTTTATCAACATATCTAAACCACGACACACCATAGTTTCACCGGCTCTAGACATTGGTGTACCAGCACCTACACCACCACCATCATCTACAGCACCTTTTTTCTTCTTTTCTTTTTCTAATCTTTTTAACTCGGATTTGGTCATCATAAGAGCGTCATTTATTTTTTCTTTATCACGATTTTGAAGTTCTTCTTTTGACATATCCCCTACTTCTTTTTTCTCACCATCCTTTGGTTTTGGTTTTTTACTTGTATGATGTGAGCCATCAACAGTTGATTGTCCTACCTCTGGTTCTTCACCAGGCTTGGCGTAATTTTTGTTCACATCTTTCTTTATCTGTGGCGCATCGTCCTTGTCATCAACCTTTACCAACTTACCATCTACATTCTTATGTGTGATACCATCTTCATTTTCTTTACCATAACCTTGTCCTTTCCAAACCAATCCTAATCTTTCTACTTCATCTTTTCCAGATTTATCCAATTCTGGTGCTTTTTTATCTTTTTCTAATATCAATAGAATTGAGTTTGCTTGATCAGATGTGAAACCAGCTTTCAAACACATCTCTTTCAGTATACTGAGGTGTGCTGGGTTACTTGGTTTAGCAACCACAACCTGTTCCCCCTTGATATTATAACGATCACGAATAGCCTCTTGCCATTCCCTATATATTAAATCAATTTCTGAACTCATAATCCTTCATATCTCCATAGGTATGTCCGGCTTTGGACTTGACTTTATAACCTAATCTTTGTAATGCTTCTTGTATCTTATAAATAGTGTCCACCCCATCTTTTCGACTATAATCAAATAAAAAGCTATCATAGTTATAATGTACGATTTTTGTCTCCTTATTTAATAAATAGTAATGTAAACCGTGTAACGTGTCAACATTACTCTCGGTCTCATGAGCCTGAATATAGTAGTTAAATAACTTCTGTGGGTTCATGTTAGGTAGATTTTCCTTATACAGGTTACGAAAGTATCTTCTGGTCTGAACAAACGACTTATCTTGATATTCTTCCCACAGCTTCTTGATAAACTTTTTCGTCAAGTCTAAAAACTCGATTTTATTAGCAACATCGTTAGGAATACCACCATACATGTATTGAAAGGTTTTGGTCTTACCCTCGTCAACACTTACACCATATTTCTCACTCAGATACTCGTGAACCGATGTATCAGGAAACTCATAGTCAACCAGTTGACCGATTAACCTTGGATGATACGCATCATAATCAAATTCTACGAAAATATCATTTAAAGGCGAGAAACACTTACGCTGTTCATTGGTAAGAGCAGCAAAGTTCAATCCATTGATAGCATTCGATGGACGTGACGTGCTTGTGTAGAAATTATAGTTCTGATAGACCTTTTTATCATAAATTGACGATTTATACTTGTCCCCAAACACCTTTAGAAAGTTCTGATTTACTCCAATACCATTTTTTTCAATGCTATAGAAAGCATTGTGATAATATGATTGAAACAAACTAAAATTACTTTGATTAAACACCCTATCTTCTATCCGATACTTACCCAATGTCTTACACTGTTCTACAAGTTTGTCGAATGATCTGTAATAGGGAAAATCTTCCATATCGCTGGATGTATAGAACCTATCATGTTGTATCTCCCACTTGGGTTTATTATGTAACCAATAATG